TTAGCAAAGTCATTAGTGGAACTATGCCCGAAAAGAATCTTTGCTTTCTTTACTGACTCTTCGATTGCTGCGTTACGCTTAATAGATAATGAAGAATGATCATGCTGAATCAATACTACAGGAGTAGTAATTTCTTCGAGTGCTCGTTTGAATTGAGCAATACATGCATCACTATGTCCAATTGATGGAAGACTATTAATGATAACTACATCGGCGTTGTTACAGCCTTCGATCATCTTATTAGTTTCTTCTGGTTTAGCAAACTTTAATTGAACGACATTAGATACATCATGCGCATTCTTACGTGTCCATGACTTATCTTTTGATGAATATACAACAAAATCATGCCCATTCTTACCAAGCCATTTTGTTTGTTCTACTGTAAACTTGGTAACGCCACATCCTTCGATGCCACGGCCCATGATAATTGCTATTTTCATTTCAATATCTTTCCTTACGTTAAGGTTGAATCCAATTGCACTTTACTTCTGCTTCTTTAAACATCGAATGCGTCAGTGCAAAAGATTCGGTCCAAATTTCTGGTACTTCTTCATCAGTATATATGACAACACGCTTTATGCCAACTTGAATAATTCCCTTTGCGCATTCATTGCAAATAGGAAGTCCATAAACATAAAGCGAAGAACCATCAAGAGAAACTCCGTTCAATGAAGCGTTATAAATTACATTCATTTCAGCATGCACTACATGCTTATATTTAATTTGTCTATCTAAATAACGTTCCGGCAAATCGAGAATACCTCGCGGAAATCCATTATATCCTTGTGATAATATTTGTCCTTTAACACCTACAGCAACAGCGCCAATCTTTCTACTTGGATCTTTACTCCACGTAGAAATTTGCGCTGCAAGCTCAATATAACGCTGATCCCACTTAGCTAATAGATTTTTTGATATATTGCTTTTCATATTGTTCTTTAGTAATTGATAAAGCACCAGTCTCCATAAAATGATCTACTAAATAAAACTGTCGTTCATATATATGAAGAGAACCAACATTCCAAAAGATTTCACCACGGTTATAGTTTTTGCCACGATATTGCAATGTTTGAACTACTTCTTCTAGAACATAAAGTTGCCAAGCATAATCATTACGATATCCAGCCCAAGCATCGTTACTTCTCATATTTACGATAGCATGCACACGGCCATCACGAATAAGATATTGTACGGTGTTAGTACACATGAAATCTGATCGGCCATTTTTAAGATGATCACCCCACATAGTAGGACGAGTGTAAATCATAGTAGCACGACGAGAATCTGGACGATCTTCAAGTTCAGTTACAACATTATAAAATTGATTATTGTTTTCTTCTGAATAAACACACCAACCATAGTTGGAATTGATCATACCATCTCTATCGGCTACTTGTTTCCATATTGCTGGGGCGCCGCCAGGAATATCGTTCACATTCAAAGATTGTGACTTATACCACATCAATTCTCGTGCAACATAATTTTCATTAACTTCACCGAATATTAAAGGTGAATTAGCCAAGAAATTAGCATTCATAATTTCGATAGTCTTTACACCCGACTTATCAATTACAAATTTATTTTCTTTATATAGTAACGCAAATACTTGACGAATGTCATAACATGTTGGTATAGATAGTCTGTTCATTATGATCCTAATTTTGTAAAATCAGAAGGAATTAATTCAAAAGTGTTTTTAGGATTATCAGGATTAAGACGACGATTAAAGATGTCTTTATCTGCAGTTTGACCATCGATTTGACCGCGCATATATGCAACAAGGAATGATGCATAATTGATCATATCAATAGCAGAATCTTCTACTGATTCAAAATTAACTTTGCCGCCGGCTTCCATAGTTTCCAATACAGAATACATACGAAGCATCTTGCCGTTAATAGTATCAAGGATAGTGTAAACACCACGAGGATAGTGATCTGCTTGGCGCACTCGACTTAGAGGATTCTGATAGTCTTGGCCTTTGCGTTCTTGAAGTTCAGCTGCTTCAATTAGGATGTTTGCTGATTTGCGTGTAAATTTAGTTTCCATATTGCCTCAAAATTTGTTAATAGCATAAGGAGAGTTTAAGCTAAAATCTCTTGATTGAGAGAATGACTTCATTTCTTTAGTCAATTCTTCATCGCAAAAATCAGCCAATATTTTCATTTTGTTGATGTCCCAACCCGCCATAAGTCTACCATCGCGAGTTTCGAAAATCTTATAAGTTCTATCAAGACATTCCCATATCTTAATGTTTTCGCTGGTATCATATTCTACAAAAAATAAACGATCAACACTTACGCACTTTTGAACTTGGTTTTTGTGCATAATGTTAACAGTAAACATATTACGATACTTATCGCGGTTTTGCGTTTTAACTTCTACGTTTGCATTTGACTCGTTAAGAACTAAATCTTTTTTCATGTCGTACTTGTTTGATGATAAAGTTCCATTAAACAATTTTGCAACTAATTCTTCGCCAAGTTTTCCTAGCTTTTCTTTATTAGTCATAGTGTAAACCATTTCAATGTTAGTCGATTCATAAAATATATCTCCTTATAGTAATATTATACCACAAAGACGATTTATTGTACACCGTTATTTACGCATTTCTATAGGCAAATTCTATAGCTCTAGAAGCTTCTACGTTCAACGATCTTTTAGCATATAGGTTTGAAGTTTCACGATCTAAGGCACGTACAAGATCTACTATTTCATATTCTGTAATTGGGTATTTACGCTTTACTGCATTACATGCAATTGAAGTCATAATTTTGTATATCATCGAATAGCGACCAGAGCCATCACTCCACGCAATCTTCTTGTATTCACTAATCAGTTTCTTATTAACAAATGGGCAATCACGATACGAATCCCATACTACATTTTGTTTTGTTTTTTCAGATTCTTGTTGGCGCTGTTCAATGATCTTCTTTTGAGTCTCAGGTGGAAGCCTATCAATAAAACTAGTAGAATGCTGAGTGTTATCATACGGGTGTTTTAATAGAAGAGCATCAACATCGAGCTCATTACCCCGATGAGTGAAAATAAAATTATGAGCATTAGGGTATATCGCAGGTACGTAATACATTCGAGATAAGTCTTTAGTCTGGGTATCTCCCACCATGCCAAATTCTGTATTGAGTGCAAACCAGAAGTGTCGTATTTCTCCACTCCTAACAGAGCGCGTAAGTGGAAATACGAGTCTGAACTTTGGCGCAGAGCGTGTACTGCTGGCAGTAGAATAACAAACGAAATAATTAGAAGGATAAAGTCTGCCCAATTCACTTTCAAGATCTCCAGTATATGTAACATTGTCGACATCAAGAGCAGCCCACTTTGCCCATTCAATTACGTTAGCGTTTGCACGAGTCGTATCAGGTTCATATATTGCTGGAGAAATTAAAGGCGAAGCCTTATAAGTAAACTCACCTTTTTTAGCTTTATAACCTTTTAGCGTTGAAAGATGATATAGAGACTTTTCAAATTTTTCAAACGTGTCAAAATCAATACGTGTATCAGTCTTATTGTCAAATATAGACTTAAAGACAGTTAGCGATACCATCAGAATACCTTTGCTAGCAATCCTACATTATCAACGTGAGTTGGAGCAACCCAACCAGTTGGCTTAATAAGATCAGGAAGTCCAAGAGGATTAGGCCGTGAAGGCTTAATACCAACTTCTTTTGCCATGTTTGCTTGTAATACTCTATCCCATGCTTCAAGAGAATTAACTTCATACGCATCAAGAGTTCCAATAGCAACCACACAAAGATCAATTAATGCATCAACTACATCATCTGCATTCTTTGCATTCTTCATTTCATCAAGTTCTTCTTGTAAGAAATTGATACGAAATTCTAAAAACTTTTGTAGTTTTTCTTTATCAAAAGTTTTAACTACTGGACGTACACCATATTTACTGTGCATACGTTCCATATCCCAAACCCAATTATGACTCATAGTATATCTCCAAAATTACATTATAACACAGTTACTATTAAAAAGAAACTAGAATTTGAATCCATCACCTGCCTGTTTCATTCTTTGTCCAAAGGCACCTTTGTCAAAAACTGGACTATCGTCTTGCCCAGAATCTGCAATGTTTTTCTGGGCAGAATCTTCTACATCATATAGTTTCATTCTAGCGCGATCAACTCCTACAACAAACCTTTTATAATAAGAGATATCATTATACCGATTTTTAAGTTGTTTAACCATAATCTGATTGAGGTTTTCTAATTCTTCAGTAGATATCAAAGCAAACATTAAATCTACTGTAGCAGGTAAACCAAATGATTCAGAAGTATCTGTAATATCTACATCGGTGTTGTCATACCCACCACGAGTTGTTTGTGTTGCAGAAAGAATTGGTACGTTATATTCTACACCAAGACCTCGAAGTTCTTCAGCAATAGACTTAATGTACGTATAAGAATTAACACCAGATCCATGCTTAATGCGCGATGAAGCACAAATATTTAGATAGTCAATGATAACTATATCTGGTTTAAAATCGCGTTTAAGTTTAAGTTCTTCGAGCAGCGCCCTAAAGTGTCCAGCATGAGCAGACGCTGTAGGATATTCTTTGATGATTAGTTTGCTATTAGTTTTCTTAATCAGTTTACCAATGCGAGTTTCATAGATATCTTTATCAACTTTTGACAACTCATCCATTGTCATATTAAGAAGATTAGCATCAATACGTTCTGCAATACGTTCTTCTGCCATTTCCATTGTGATATACAATACGTTTTTAGCTTGCGTTAAAATTGATGCAGCAAAGTGGCACATGAACAATGACTTACCTACACCAGTGCCAGCAAGAATTACATTAAGAGTTTTCCTAGATAGACCACCTTTAGTAATCTTGTTAAATAGATCTAAATCAAATGAAAGCTTTTCTTCTTTACGATTATAAAATTCATAGCGTTCAGCAAAGTCTTCAAGATAATCATGGCCCACTGATTTGTCAAAGGACACTGAAAGTGCGTCCGACAATAGCGATGGAATAGCATCTTCAGTAAGAGTGTCGTTCTTTCCTTCAATTATTTCAAATGAGTTTATAATAGCGTTATAAACTGCTTGCTTCTTACAAAAAGCTTCAGTGTTTTTATATAACCATTCTTGATTTTCTGTTATAAAATCAAGATCATTGATATATTTTTCAATGCTTTCAATTTGATCTTTGTGAAGTTTACGTTTTCCAATTTGAATTGCAAGAATTTCTAAAGATGCAGGTTTATTGTATTCTGTAAAAAAAGTTAGAAGTTCTTGTGCTACAATTCTTTCAAAGTTGTCGCTGAAATATTCAGTCTTAAGAAATGGAACTACTTTTCTACAATAATCTTCACTGTGAATCAAGTTTGATAGTATCGTCTTTTCGAGTCTTGTCGTCATTAATATATCCTAAATGGTTGTGTTCGAGCCCATAATAAAGCAATTCTACTAAGAAGTCACCGAGTTCTTTTTCAAAAGCTTTTACATCATAATCATTTTTGTCATACGGTACACTATGGACATCATACTCATATCCCATACGTAATTTATCGTTAACAGCATCTTCATCAAAAGATACGTTTTTATAAGCAAAAATAATTCCTGCGAATGGTCCTTCAGTTAACGTTAGTGCATGAAGCTCGCCTTGCTCTGTGGTTTTACCTAATACTTTATGCTGTCTTATCATTTTTATATTTAGCCATATCAGTAATAATTTCATCATCACGGATAATATCACCATGCGCAAGAGCATACTTATTTTGCACAAACTCATTAAAAGATTTTGAAGTAACAATTGACATCCAGAAATCTTTGGTATCAGTATCTTTGATACGATATTTCTTTTCTTCAATTTCTCCAGTTTCTTTATCTACTTTCGAATACCAACCATTACTGGGTTTGATGATGTGCCCAGATTCGATAGCGATATCCAATAAGCCAGACCACTTGCTAATACCACCATCAAAAGATACAGAAATAGGTATTTTAGATTTTTCTTTAACATATCGTGATTTTTCCACATTAATTATATAGTTATAACCAATAATTTCGGTTCCTTCTTTTTCCTGTTGTCGACCAAGGATGAATATATTATCAGCAGAATAATATGAACCTGTTCCGCCACCAACGATTGCTTTGGGGAACATGCCAATTTCCATGTAGGTGTGGTTAACAACTACCAGAGGAATGTCTTTTAAGTTCAAGTGAGGTGTTACCATACGAAACAAACTCTTCATCTGTTTAGCACGAGTCATATCACCAACAGACTTACCATCAAGAGCATCTTCAACTTCTTTCTTAGAAGCTAAATTGCCGATTGAATCAATGACGATAATTAGATGATCACCACGTTCGATGCCAGCTAATTGTTGCAT